GGAAAAATTTGAAAAGGAAGGATAACGCAGACGGCTAAGTCTCACAGGTGCCGGGGGCGGGATTCGAGCCCGCGACCTCTGGACAGTTAGGCGTTTGCCCCATTCGTTGTTCTCCAGATTATGAGTCGCAAAGCGGACATATCGGGTTTGACCGAAACTCCCAGCACCAAGAGGTTGACTACATGGGCTTGCGTGAAGGGTTCATTGCTTGGCTTCAGAGTAAGGGGCTTAATAAGTATTATGCGAAGGGTATGGTTAGCTGCTTGGATAGGCACGTCAAGGATAAGCGGATTAAAGAGGCTATGGACATCGTTAACATCTTTGCCAACATTGGCGGCGGACGGCACGAGTTAATTCCAGCATTACATGCGTTGCTCAACTTTGCAAGGCTTAAGGGTTTTGATAGGGCTTGGATTGAGGCGCTGAAAGAGGCTATTCCGAAACGGGAGATTGGCGTTGACTTGAAGATTCCGAGTGAAGATGATATTGTGCGTTCTTTGCGGATAGTGGAGAAGGTGGATTTGCTTAGGCATAGGGTAGCCTTTAACTTGGCTTTAGACAGCGGCTTGCGGTTGACAGAAACGGTGAAGTTGATTGACGGTTTCAAGGCTGACGCTGTTGAGAAGGCTGACGGGTTTTATGTGGCGTGCGCGGGAATGTTCAGAAAGTCGAAAGTAGCCTACTACGGCTTCTTTACTGAGTACACGATGCGGTTGCTTAAGCAGCTTTCCGAGGAAGAAAGAAAGTGTTTGACAGATAAGAATGCTGGAAAATACGTGCAAAAGCTTCCAGGCGTGGTTCGCTGTAAGTATTTGCGGAAGTTTGCGTTTGACAAGATGATTGAGCTTGGAGTGCCAGAAAGCATAGCAGACTTCGTAGAGGGACGGACACCTAAAACAATTGGCGCCAAACACTACATGATATTGCTGAGACAAGCCAAACAATACTATCCAAGATATGCGGAATACGTCACAGAGCTTAGGCAGAAAGTTGGTCTGTTAACAACAGCCTAACTCCCTTTTTTCTGTTTGAAAAGCAGAGCGTAAAGATTTAATAGTTTTGCAAATAGAATAGAACGACCGAAATGACAAGCTTTGAAGAATATCTTAAAGAATTTAAAAATGAAATAGAGAGTGGATACAAAGAGAGAACGATGGTTAATGCACTTGCTGAATATATACATGATAAGCCTGACAAAACTTCGATGAAATTCTATAAACTGGATGGTCCTCCCAAGGCATCAATCTTGTCACAAGGTGAGGAAATAAAAGTGATTGCTTTTACACCCCGAAGTGTTCAGCCTTTGAATGCTGGATTTACTTTGGACCTAAGAGATTGGGCTGATGACCCTGAGAGAACCTACATGAACATGCTTATGCGTCAATTAGGTTACGATTTAGCGGAGAACGAATATTACATAATAGTCAATGGAATGCTGAATTGCGCAGGAAACATCTTAAACTCAGCACAGAAAGGAAAACTATCGAAAGGAGACATAAATCAAGCTCACAATTGGATCGGAGCACAAGGCGCGTATGCTGATTCTGTCATAATGCACATTGAGCAAAAAGTCGAATTCGAAAAGAACGGAGAACTGTTTTACCCTAATAGAATTCCGTTAGGTTGCGTCCCGCAAGAAAAACGTGGTGCCTACTATGCGGGCTGGATAGGTGCTGTTAACGTTTACTGGACAAGGTTCACCAAAGATTATGCGGTTGTCTTCTCTGGAAGGGAGATCGTTTTGGAAAGAACGCCCTTAAGCGTCGAGTTTGATAACATGACCCATCCAACAAAGTTGATTTTGACAAAATGGTGCGCAGCGGCTCCGATGTTCGACCAAGCGGTTGTAAAGATACAGCTTTAGCTCGCATTTGTAAGTACAAATAAGCTGATCAAAATTTCCAGAAAAGGTAAACTTTCGTTTGCGTAAGGAATCCGCAGACTTTGATTAGATGTGCAAGTCTTTCAAGGCTGGCTCTTTTTATTTCTTTTGTGTAGGCTTCTCTTTTTCCAAACAGCTGATGAGGGAAAAAGTATTTCATGAATCTGGCGTGGCTGTTTTTTATGAATGCTTCTCTAACTTTGATTACTCCTTCGTCACTTAGAGTTTGAAGCTTGCTCAATGCGTATTTTTCACTGCCAAGCAGTTGAGTGTTGAATCCGAGTTGGCGCAGAGTTTCTGCGATTCTTACAGCTTCTCTTGGCGGTGGCTGTTGGGCGATTTTCTGCATTCCTGCTTTTTCTGCGAAGGGGTTGTATTTTGCCATGACTGCGGGCATTTCAACGTATGGCGTTCCTGCCAATGGCAATGTTTCCTTGACAAGTTTTGCTCCTAAACCTATTGTGCGATATTTTGGGTGCACAACAACTCGTGTGATTATGCTCAGCTTTTGGTTAAGCTCTGTCATTGGCATTTTGGGTAAGACAAGTCTTCGTCCGAAACATGTGGGTGGTGGATAGTTGTAAACTATTACTCCGCACAGCTCTTCGCCGCGTTTTAGACTGAAGATTTTGCGGGGGGCGGCTATTTTGTGGCTGCGATAGTGGAAGCCTGCGAGTTTTCTCCAATCTTCGGTTGTGCCTTCAACTATTCGCATTTCCTTTGTGAGACTGCATTCTTTGGCTGGCTCGTTTGGGTAATAGTTTACTGCTATTTCTTTGCCGAAGCGTTTGTGAACGTGCACTGAAGGGTTTAAGTCTTCTAATAGGTCTGTGTGGGTTGTTGCTGCTAAAACTGCTTTGCCTTGTTGTCGTGCGTGTTTCTGGAGGTTGTAGGCTACGATTTTTGCTGTGTCTCTGTCGAGTGTTGCTGCGAACTCGTCCATTATCCAGAATTGAGCTCGGCTTTCAATCATTTTCGCAATCTTGTAGCGGTATTTCTGTCCATCGCTGAGTTGCGCATAACTTCTTAGGAAGAGGAATGCATCATTCAAGCCTACTTTGCTTAGAAGCTCCAAAGCTTCCTCAAGAGTTTTACCAACAGTCTCAATTAAAGGCTTATCAGTCGCAGGCTTAATATCTGCAATGTTAATGCAGCTTAATTCCATGTCTTGTCGTATGTCTTTTTCTAAAGCCTTCAACAGAGCAGATTTTCCGCTTCCTGAATCGCCAGTGATATAGACAATGTTTTGTGGGCCTATTTTTAGCTCCACGTTATCGTAGATTACGAATTTTTGCCATTGGTCAAGTCCAAGTCCGAAGCCCTCGGCAACTCCTACGACTCTTTCTGTTGGTTCTGGTGCTGCTGTTTCGTAGCTTATGTTGATTATGAATTTGCCTGTTTCTCGGTCGTATTTTCGGGCGTATTGTCGTATGCGGAAAAGCTCTTTGGGTTTTCTCATCTTGTTACGCCTATGGCTTTTCGTTTCTGAAGCTTTTCCCTCAGTTTCTTCAGCCTATCCTTTCCGCTCATGCTTCTGCACCTCTGTAAGCTAAATGAGTCGTGGTTGTTTGTGTCGGCTTAGGTGGTCGGTTTTTCTCCGCGCTGCAAATAGATAGTCAGCGAGTAACGGTTTCTGACGTCCAAGGTTCAATGTTATTTCAAGATACTGTTCTTTGGCGTTGACGTAATAAACCGCGCTGAGCACGACCCAGTCAGCGTCTATGTTCTCGTTTGGCAATGTCACGTGAATCTTGTCGCCTGGCAGGATAGGAGTGTTCCCATAGTCTATGACTCTGGAGACAAGCGTCATGTATTCAATCGGGTCTTTCCAGTATGCTAACAGGGCTTTGGCACGCAAGTCACATTCATTGTTGCTGAATAGCTCCTCGTCATGCTCGATTTTCTCTCGCTTTCCATATAGTGCTTGACTTGTTGCGTCTTCTTGTGTGGCTTTAAAGAAGGCACCATTAAAATTGAAACCGTCAATGTAGAAACTGCCTAAGCCGTTTCCGTACGTCCAAAACTTCACTGCTGCGACCCTTGACCAGTCAAAGCCTGATTGCACAGCCCATTCACTGGCGTTCGCTTGGTTGCATGGCACGTGCATGCTGACCCATTCGCCAACTGCCAAAGTCAAGTATTTGAAAGCCCATTTTCCAGCGTAATCATACAAGAGTAGGTTGAGGCTGCCGTTTCGGCTACTGTCCAAGTGAATGCGGAAATCGAGAAATGTGAATCCTGTGCAGTCAGCTTCTTGAGGAAGGTTCAGCAGAAGGATTCCCCAGTTATAGACACCATCGCAGTAGCATCTGATGCTTCCGTTACCAACCATTTTCGTGGCTGTTTCAAAATAGAGTTTGCCTTCAGTAGCCAGCCAATCTCCGTAAATGATGTCTCCGACTGCTCTGTGGTTCTTTGAATAAACCGTGTCATTAGCGTTATCTGTAAGCGTGTAATGCCTTATGGTTACATCTTTGCCTATGTCTCCAATTATTCGGTTAGCGCCAGTAAGGACATGCTGCTTCAACTCGTAACTTGTATTGCTGAACGCTTGGTCAGTGACTATGACGGTTTCAGCTCCACCTTCCTTCTGATACGTGATTTTGTATTTACCTGAGCCCCCGCTCATTCTGCATTGAAGCTCAACGACGTCAATGATGATTTTGGCTATTGGGCTGGGGTCATACGTGACTTGTCCCACGAGCTGATAAGCAGTGTTGTTATGCGCATCTTCAGCATCATCATTTAAAAGCCAATCAGCTTGACCATCGCTCCAGCTATCGCAATCGCTTGGCAGCTTGTAATCTTGCGCACCATAAACAGTAATCTTGTTTCTAACACTATGAATATCTTTATCATATTCGCTACTTTCGAGCTTTTCAGCGAGGTTAATGGAATTTGTCTTTGAGCCACGCGGGAAAAACTCAAACTTGCCGTCAGGCGCCACTCTAAAATCATAACCAATGATGCCTGCTTTGTCTGCACTTCCAGCAATAAACTGCAAGATGTCTATGACAGGCGTGTCTTCATATTTCAGCATTTGATAAGTCGTGTCAGTATCCTCAACAAGCTCGGTTCCGCCTCTGCTATGGCTTAAACCAGCGTATGAATCCAAGAGGTCTTTGACAATGGCTTCTCCCTTCATGTTAGCGTAGGTTTTAGTCACAAGAGCACGGAAAAGCCGTTCATCCCAGCCACGCCCAGAAACCTTAACGTAATGCGAAACTGCATCAGACATGAACCTGACTTCTTCAACCTTGCACGTAATCAGTTGCGGACAATTAGCTCCTCTGCCTACGTCAATGTGACCATCAACACCTACATTTATGGCGTTAGCCTCGCCTGGCGAGTATTTCTTATCCCAGTTTTGCAGAAGAACCTCAAATCTGCTGGCTTCCTCAGTGCATGCCAACGTGATTCTCGCTTCTAAAACATCACCTTGAGGAGGCGCAATCGAGCCGAAGGCAAGCGCCATCTTTGGAATATCAACACTCATGGCTAATCTCCCTTGGCGTAGATGTCCTCTTCGCCTTTTCTGAGAATGTTGCGTCCTGCATAGGTTGACGGTGCTTGCATAGCAGATGTTGCTTCGTTGAATTGGTTGACGCTTGCAGTGGCTGCGTTCATTTGACTGGTGAAATACCACATAGCAGCAGCTGCAGCTATGATAACTCCGATGCCTATGCCAGTTAGGGCAAGAAAGGTCGCGTAGGAAATATTCAAGGCATTTTGAGCAGCCGTTGCAATCCAGCAGGCTGCTGCGTAAACCTTCTGGGCTACGGCTACGCCCCAGCTTGTGCGCATAAACATGCCCATAACACTAATAACCATCATAGCAGAGTTGAAAACACGAGCCTGCTCATCATTCAATAAGCCAAACTGATGAGCTATGTGTCCAATGGCTACTCCAGTAGCGCCTAAACCAGCAATAGCTGAACCGAGACTTTTAATGCGAACGCTTAAGGCGTCAGCATCTGTTTGAATCCTTGTAAATTCATGGCTTGCACGGTTAACAGCCCTTATCGTTACTGCGATTTCTCTGAAGCTCATTCTAAGCCAGCCTCCGCTTTAGCCTCGTCAATAGCCTCGCAAATGATAGCTTCAAGCCGTGGAAGATGTTCTTGGATGGCTGGGTAAAGATAGGGGCGGGCTTGCATGTAACGTGTGCCAAACTCGACAAACAAGGCGTAGGTGGCTTCTGCACCTATTTCAGCAACCCATTCTTGAATTTTAGCGTAAATGCTACTGCGCAAGTGTCCCGTTCTAACTGGAACAAACTGTTTAGCTAAGGCTTTAACGTCTGCTGCCCAGCTTGCTAAAAGCCTGTGCACATGACGTTGCATTTCATTGTCAAAACTTTGCATAGCAGCCTTGAACTCTTCAATGCCTTCAACATCGCATGTTATCTCGACCGCCATTTTGCTTCACGTTCCGCCTTCTGCTTTTCCTCCTCTGCTTGACGGTCTAACTCGTTGAGGATAACGATGAACTGCTGGATTGTTTTTGCTGGCTGTTTAGCGAGTTGCCTTGGTGTCCACCCGAACTCTTTGCAGAGCCTAAACTCTGTGAGTGTTTGATTTGGCTTTTGTTTTCGGATGGCTCGGATAAAAAAGCAGTTTCTTCGAGGCTTACAGCATTAAGCCTATTCACTATTTGGCTGAACAGTTCGCCAAGCTCGATGGGAACGCCGTCTTCTTCGCTTAAGAGTTTCTCGAGGGTTATGGGCTTGTTTGGTGGCTGCTCTTTAAGCGAAGCCATTATGGTTTCTGCTTGAATAGCCACGTAGTCGCTTGTTA